AAATGTGCTAATAAAGAAAATGAAAAAGATTTATGCAATATTGTTAGAAATATTGATGGAGAACTACAATGTGTAAACTATAAGGAAAATGAAGAAAAATAGCATATAAAGATGATAAACAAGTTGTAGATTTAAGAGTTAGAAAACAATACGCAGAAGTACCAAGTGTAAGCGTATGGATAAGTGAGGTGCAAAGTTTAAATAATAAACTTGAAAAGTGGGAAGACAAAATAAAAGCAAAAATAGAAGAATTAGAAAATCAAAAAAGACAATGGATAGAAGATAGAGATAATAAGCATAAAGATAGTGAAATTATATATGCAATAGAAGTTTTGCAATCACTTTTAGAAAAGGAGTAGAAAATGATAGATTGGATAATTTTAATAATTATATATTATATAGGATTTTCTATAAGCTTTTTTATAGGAACAAATCAACAACGTAAAATAGATGAAAGTAATTATAAAAGAACAATAAAAGAATGTTATATATCAAAAAATAAAGTAAGAGATAAAATTGAAGAAGTAAAAGACGGAACTTATGATGCTAAAATAGTTTTGCAATCACTTTTAGAAAAGGAGTAGATATGTGGAAAACTCCTTTGAAAAATGTGATAAAACATATAAAAAGTTATTAGAAAAATGTGAAAGGAAGGATTAAAGATGTTAAAGATAAAAGAGCGGAATTGATTTAAAAGAATTAGAAAAGTTTGGGTTTGAACATTGGAGTACACTTTGGAAAGAAAACAAAAAAATGAAAGATGAAAGTGAATGGTGCTATGATTTGAAATTTACTGATATTAACAAAGAAGTACAAGTGCTTTTATTGCGAATAGATGATAATACAAGAATAATACAAGAATATATAGACGAAAGATATGAAATGTATTGCATAGTTAAGGAAACAAGACTAAATGTATTATACGATTTAATTAAAGCTGATTTAGTAGAAAAAGTTTAGCTGTAATATACAGCGGTTAGGAGAAAGAATATGAGAGAAAAGAAAGAACCTTTTAAGTTTAAATATACTTATCCAAGTTTAGATTGGTATGATGTTAAAGAAGTAGTAATAAATTATGATGACTATTATTATTTTAAAATTCAAAGAAGATATGGTCCAAGCTGGTGGTTGATAGGAACAAATCCACCAAAAGATAAAAATAAATTTGAATGGACCGAAACTCAATTGGGAGAAATTGAAAAACCAGATTTAATTAGATTTATAAAATGGGCTAAAGATAAAGATGGGGGCTCAAGAATAACAGAAATAAATTCATTAAGTGGAGATTTTGATATTATTAAAGATGTTTTAGACTTATTGAAAGGAGATGATAATATTGAGTAAAGTTTATATAGTAACAGATGGAGAATATAGTGATTATCATATAGAGTCTTGTTTTTCTACTAAAAAGAAAGCACAAGAATATATAAAAAATGCTAAAAAAGTAAATGGAAGTTGTTATGATCCAAATATAGAAGAATGGGAATTAGATAGTAATAGTGATATTGTAGATGTAATTTATTTAACTTTTACTTTTACAAGTCCTTTATCAAAAAGAACTCATGAAGAAAAAATAACAACGAGTATGGATAAAAGGATTAGAAGTCAGGTTTATAATTATTGCAATAAGATAGATTTATGTGGTTATGATTTAGAAATCTTAAGTATAACAGAAGTAGCAAATCCAAATAAAACAATAGAAGAAGAAATAGCAAGACTAACAAAAGTAGCTTATGATACAGCAAAAAAGATTAATTATTTATATAAAGTTGAAAATATAAAAACTTTAGAAGGTATTAGAAAAAGATTGGAGGGATAATATTGAGTAAAGCAGATGAGTTTTGATTTTACAGAAGAGATAGAAGAATTACTTACAATAGAAGATTATGAATGTGATAAAACTGATATTAGATTGAATAGAGATAAAATTAATGAATTAGTAAAAAGAATAAATTCTATCAGAAAGGATAAAAGTAATGACTAAACTATGTCAATGTTGTAGTAAAAGATATTTATGCAAAGAAGTAGATACAAAAGAAGAATGTAATAGATTTAAGAGTTGGAGAGAAACAAAGAACTATGGAGAGGTGAAATACATCAAAGAAAAGGCATAATATTTTTAAAAGGAGAATAAGATGAATGAGTTAGAAAAATTAAGCAAATGTGCATGTGCTACGATGGTATTTATATCAATAATAGCAACATTTGTATTTAGAGAATTTTTATGGTTTATTATTGCAGTGCTTTGGTTAAACATATATTTTGACAAAGTTTACGAAGAAAAAATGAATGATGATAATACTAAATTGATAAACATTCTGAAGAAAATAAAGGAGGACAAGTAAATTGAAAAAACAAGAGGTAATAGATGGCTTACAAGATTTAATTTATGATAGATTAAGTTTTGTTGATAGAGCAGACAAATTCTATGAGGGAGATAAGGACAGCCCATTTGTCGAAGATATAAAAGTGCTAAAAGAAGCAATAAGAATTATAAAGGAGAGTAAATAATGGGGCCACAACATTTGATGATCCATAATAATATATATACAATTTATTTTGTTGATAATAAAAATGAAAATTTAATAATGGAAGATGAAAAAATACATAGTGGAGTTATAGATTTTATAACTAAGGAAATATATATCAGAAATGATTTAAATAAAAATTCAATGAAATATACTATTTTTCATGAAATAACACACGCATTTATTGATTCATATGGAATGTTACAAATCGATTGGAATGATGAAATTGTTTCAGATTTTATTGCGAATTATATAGATGAAATTATGCAAAAAGCAAATGAAGTGTGGTGTGAAATATATAGCTAAATTAACACAAAAAAATGTGAAAAAAACTCAAAATAATCGTTGGCTTTATTCAAAATGTACGGTAATATGTGTGTTAAGGAGGTAAAAGTTATGTTAACAAAGAAATTTGGAATTGAAATCGAATTAACAGGCATAACAAAAGACAATGCTGCACAAGCAGTAAAAAACATTGTTGGTGGAAGAATAAGCCATACAAGAGATAGTTACAATACGATAAATATAACTGCACCAGACGGCAGAATATGGAAAATAATGAATGATTCTAGTATAAGAAAAGAAACAAGAAGAGGGACAACTTCTTCAAATGATTATTCAGTTGAATTTGTAAGTCCAATCCTAATGGGAAGCGAAGATATTGACACAATACAAAAAATAGTAAGGGCATTAAGAGGTGCTGGAGGGAAAACGAATGATACGTGTGGAATACATATACATTTAGATGGAGCAGACCATACTGTGCAAAGCATAAAGAATTTTATAAATATTATTGCAAGTAAAAATGATTTACTTTATAAAGCACTTCAAATAGAACCTGGTAGAATTAAATGGTGTAAAAAAATGGACCAACGATTAGTTAATGATTTGCATAAAAAAAGACCAAAAACAATGCAACAAATAAAAGATATATGGTACAACGAGAAAAATGCAGGTTCTCATCCACACTATGACCAAACAAGATATCATTTCCTAAATTTACATAGTTTTTTTGAAGGAAACCATACAATTGAATTAAGAGGATTTAATTCAACATTACACGCAGGAAAAGTAAAAGCATATATTTTACTTGCATTAGCAATAAATAACCAAGCATTAAATCAAAAAATGGCAAGTTGCAAGAAAACACAGGAAGAAAATGAAAAGTTTGCAATGAGAGTTTATTTGAATAGAATTGGATTTATTGGACCAGAATACAAAAATTATAGAGAACATTTAGTAAAACATTTAAATGGATCATCTGCATGGAGATATGGTAGTGATAATCCAAAATATAAGAAAAATCAGAAGGAGGCAAAGTAAGATGATATATATAGCTTATGGAAGTAATATGAATTTAGAACAAATGTCAAAAAGGTGTCCAAATGCAAAACCAATAGGTAAGTATTTGTTAAAAGATTATAAACTAGAATTCTGGGGAGTTGCTAATATAATTAAATGCAAAGGAGAAACAACACCTGTTGCATTATGGGAAATAACAGATGAATGCGAAAGGTCATTGGATAGATATGAAGGCTATCCAAGACTTTACAGAAAAGAATATATAAAATTGAATATAAATGGAAAAGAGCAAAAAGGCATGGTATATGTAATGAATTACGGAAAGATATCTGTACCAAGTACTTATTATTATAATGTTATAGAACAAGGATATAAAGATTTTGACATAGATGTAAAACCACTTGAAAAAGCTTTAAAAGAAAGTCAATTGAAATAAAAAAGATTTGGAGGTACATAAGAAATGATAAAATTTGAGATTATTGGAAAACCAATTGGAAAGCAAAGGCCAAGAGTTACAAGATGGACTACATATACACCTGATAAAACGATAAATTATGAAACCTTTGTGAGATATACATTTATAAATGAATTTCCTAATTTTACACCAATGGAAAATGCAGTAAAAGCAAAGATAACAGCATATTTTGAAGTCCCTAAAAGTTATAGCAAAAAGAAGAAAAAAGAATGTTTAGTAAATTTAGACTACACTCACAAACCTGATGTGGATAATATTGCAAAAATTATTTTAGATTCATTAAATGGACTAGCATACCATGATGATAATCAAATAAGTTGTTTATTAGTATTTAAGAATTATACAGATGGACAAGAAAAAGTAGTTGTTGAATTAGAAGAAATTGCTAAAGTAACAGAAGAATAGGAGGAAAAATAATGGAAAGATTAGAAATGCCATATTACAATGGCAGGAAAATGAAACTATTAAAAAAATATGAAACATATGCATTATTTCAAGATGAAAAAACAGGAGTAAAAGAATGTTTTAAATACTCTGAATTAAAACACAAACCCGTTAGAACTAATATGCAAGAAAAAGATGCAATTGAAGATAATATAGATATTTGCGATGTGTGTGAAAGTTGCAGGTATTTAGGGAATGGGGACATGTATTGTGATATTTATAACAAGATTGTTTATAGTGAATTTGTTTTTGTACCAAATAAAAACATAAATTGCAGTAAATGGAAAAAAACAAAAGAAAGTAGGTAAAAATGAAAGAATTTTTAATTGGATTGATAATTGGGATAATATCAGGAATGGTAATTGGTATAGTTAATATGTGTATTTTAATAGTTGGAAAGGATGGTGATATTGATGGATGATTTAAAGAGTGAGTTAATAGGCCAATACGAGGGAATGCAATTTGCATACGATTTATTGCAAATGGTAGAAAAACAATTAGCAATAGCAATAAATAATAATAAACTACAAATTGCAAACTTGGATCAATTAGATAAAAATAAAGAATAAAAATGATGAATAAAAGCAGTCTAATTAAAAATTAAAGATAATTCGTACCAAAGATACTATTACGCTATTTATTTACAAAATTTGAAATAAGGAGTTGTAAATATGGTGTTATATATAGAATATAGTAATTGTAAAAAGAAACTTGTAGAGGCTCAAAAGAGGTTTACAAAGATTTTGGATGAAAAAGAAGAATTATTTAATATTACACAACCACAAGGCACAAATTATGACAAAGAATTGGTTGATGGTGGTTCAAGAGAAAATGTCTTTGACAAATATCTCGAAATGAAGGAAATTAAAGAAATTGATAAAAGACTTGATGAGGCAAGAACAATATTAAATGACAGAAAGATAATGGAAAAAATAAAAAAAGAGGAATTATTGCAAAGTAATGATGTTAAAGATAAAATTTATGTACATAAATTTTTAGAGCATTTGTCTTATAATCAAATCGCTAAAAGTGTTAATTATAGCGAAAGAGAAGTATATAGAGTAGTTAAAAAAATGAGAGAAGAAACACAATGGTAAAAAAGTTGTCAGTAAATGTCAGTGTTTTGTCAGTTGAAATGTGCTATAATATCAGTATGAAATTATGTGTTTAAGAAATATTATTTCCTTTTTGTTTAAATAGTATTGTATTTATAAATTTAGGGATTTGTAGTAACAACTACAAGTCCTTTTTTATATGCAAAGGAAGAGGCAAACGATTATGAAGTATAACGATTGCATGATTAGAAAATGTAAAGATTGTAAATGGCAATATAAATGTTTTAAGGAAGAAGGAAAGAACAATGAAATTAGAAAAATTGAAACTAAACGACTTGAAGTTAGCAGATTACAATCCAAGGAAAGAACTAAACAAAAATGATAAAGAATATCAACAAATAAAAAATAGTATTATTGAATTTGGATATGTAGCACCAATTATTGTGAATTCAGATATGACAGTTATAAGTGGTCATCAAAGAATAAAAGTTTTAAAGGACATGGGAACAGAAGAAATAGAATGCATAGTTGTGAATTATGATAAAAAACGAGAAAAATTACTTAATATTGCTTTAAATAAAATATCTGGAGAATGGGATGAACAAAAATTAGAAAAAATCTTCAATGAATTTGAGAGTCAGAATATAGATTTCTCTGTAACTGGTTTCGATGAAAAAGAAGTAAACAAAATTATTAAAGAAACAGAAGAAACAATTGATGAAGGCAAGGAAATAGATATTAGTAACTTTAATGATGAAAAGTTCCAATGCAAATGTCCTAAATGTGGTTTTGTCTTTGATATAGATAAAACTAGAAAGGACAATGTACATGGTGAATTATAAATGGAGCTTGAAAGATTTAGAGAATATTAATAAAAATGGTTATAAAGTTTTTTCATGTTTTGCGTGTGGTGGAGGCTCAAGTATGGGCTATAAGCTTGCAGGTTATGAAGTAATTGGAGATTGTGAAATTGATAAAAAGATAAATGAACTTTATTTAAAGAACTTTAATCCAAAATATAATTATTGTATGGGAATTCAAGAAATGAATAAATTGAAAGAATTTCCAGAAGAATTATACAATTTAGATATTTTAGATGGTAGTCCTCCATGCAGTACATTTTCACTTGCAGGAGAGAGAGATAAGAATTGGGGCAAAAAGAAAAAATTTAGAGAAGGTCAAGCAAGTCAAATATTAGATGACTTGTTTTTTGAATTTATTGATTTAGCTAAAATATTAAAACCTAAAATAATTGTTGCAGAAAATGTGAAAGGACTTATACAGGGAAATGCAAAAGGGTATGTCAATTTAATTATAAAAAAATTAAATCGTATAGGGTACAATGTGCAAATATTTTTATTAAATTCAGCTCTAATGGGAGTACCACAAAGACGAGAAAGGGTGTTCTTTATTGCAACCAATGAAAAATATGACTTTAATCCAATTAAATTATCTTTTAATGAAAAGCCAATAAAATATGGAGAAATAAAAAGCACTGAATATATACCATTAAATGAAAATACACAAACATTTCAAAGATGGCAGAAAAGAATTCAAAGTGACACTAAATTAAGTGACACTATAAAAAGAACTGAAAATGGAAAGCTAAGTTGTTATAATATGCCATATTTGAGAGATGATAAAACACCTGTAACATTAACAGCAAGTGGAGGTAGAGCATTAAGATTTGATGTTCCAGGTTATATATGTGACAAAGACATAATTACAATTCAAACATTTCCACAAGATTATAACTTTTTAGAAATGAGTGTTCAATATGTTTGTGGAATGAGTGTACCACCAATTATGATGATGAAAATAGCACAACAAATACAAATACAATTACTAGATAAGTTGAAGGAAAGGAAATAATTATGGATATTCAAAAAATAAAAATAAATCTACTTATTCCAGCAACTTATAATCCTAGAAAAGATTTAAAACCTGATGATGAAGAATATAAAAAGATAAAAAGAAGCATTGAAAATTTTGGATATGTTTGTCCTTTGATTGTAAATAAAGATTATACAGTAATTGGAGGACACCAAAGATTAAAAGTATTGCAAGAACTAGGATATAATGAAGTTGAATGTGTAGTGGTTGATTTAGATAAAACAAAAGAAAAAGCGTTAAACATTGCACTTAATAAAATTAGTGGCGATTGGGATATTGAAAAATTAGATGCTTTGCTAAAAGAATTAAAAGATTCAGATTTTGATATGGATTTAACTGGTTATTCTTTTGATGAAATTGATGATATGATTGGGGACATGATAGGAAGCAAAGATGATGATTTTGATTTAGAAACAGCACTTAATGAAATAGATGAACCTGTAACTAAATTAGGAGACATATATCAACTGGGAAAACACCGATTGATATGTGGAGATGCAACTGATGACAATACTGTAAAAAAACTTATGAATGGAACATATGCAGATTTAGTTATAACAGATCCACCTTATAATGTTGATTATGAGGGAACAGCAGGAAAAATAAAGAATGACAATATGTCGGAAGATAAATTTTATAAATTTTTATTGTTAGCATTTGAAAATTTATACAATTCACTAAAAGCTGGAGGAGGAATTTATGTTTTTCACGCAGATACAGAAGGGTTAAATTTTAGAACTGCATTTAAAGAAGCGGGATTCAAACTTGCTGAATGTCTGATATGGGAAAAAGATAGATTTGTATTAGGCAGACAAGATTATCAATGGCAACATGAACCTATACTTTATGGTTGGAAAGAAGGAAGTGCACATTACTTTGTTGATAAAAGAACATTAACAACAATTTTACAATTTGAAAGACCTAAAAATAGTGATTTGCACCCTACAATGAAACCAATTGATCTTTTATCGTTTTTATTAAAGAATTCAAGTAAAGAAAATGAAATAATATTAGATTTATTTGGTGGAAGTGGTTCAACCTTAATTGCAGCAGAACAAACTAAAAGAATATGCTATATGTCTGAATTGGATCCAAAATATTGTGATGTTATTGTTAAGAGATGGGAAGATTTAACGAATCAAGAAGCCGTGCTAATCAATAAATGATAGGCAGGTGTAGACCATGGTTAATGATGAAAAGTTAATAAAGAAAATAAAAAAGGACTATGTAGCAGGGGCTCATTATAAAGAAATATGTGAAAAATATGGAATTAAAAACAATGAATTAAAAAATTTAATAAGTAAGAAAAAATGGAAAAGAAATGGCAATAAAAGTAGAAGTAATGCAATGAAGAAAAACAAAAACAGTAAAGGTCATGGTGGAAAAAAAGGAAACAAAAATGCTCTTGTTACAGGTGCATATGAAACAATATACGATGATAATTTTACTGATGAAGAAAAAAACTTATTAACTAAATTTGATTTTGAAAATGAAAAACAGCAATTATTACAAGAAATAAAGTTATTAACAATAAAGCAAATAAGAATTAACAAAAAGATTGATGAGTTAAAAAATGGCAGTAAAATGACAATATCAACAATGACAAAAGGAACATTTAATAACAACGAGGCAAAAACAATTACAACAGCAGAAAATACAATGAATTTTTTGAATAGATTGGAAGAAGCATCAACTAAAATTTCAGAGGCAAAACGAAGATGTATAGATAGCTATCATAAGATTGATAATGACAATAAACGACTTGAATTAGAATTAATCAAAATGGAAAAAGAAGAAGCTAAGGAAGAAAGTAGCAGTCCAGAAAATATAAGCGATGACAGTTTCATAAAAGCATTGGAAAACACTACCGAAGAGGTATGGAATGATGATTGATTTTGATGAAAGATTAAAAAAATTAAGAAAAAGTATTACTAAAAACGCCATAATTTTACGAAAAAAAATAAGAAATGGAACATTATTTCAATTCAAAAAGTTCAGTATAAAACAGAAAAAGGTATTAACATGGTGGCTACCCAATAGCCCTGTAAAAGATAAAGATGGCATCATCTGTGATGGAAGTGTTAGAGCAGGAAAAACAATTTGTATGTCATTATCCTATGCTTTATGGGCAATGCAGACATTTAATGGACAGAATTTTATTTTAGCTGGCAAAACAGTAGGAGCATTTAGAAGAAATGTATTATTTTGGTTAAAACTAATGTTAAAAGCCCAGGGTTATACAGTAAAAGATAGAAGAACAGATAATTTAGTTGAAGTTTCAAAAAATGAAACCATTAACTATTTTTATGTATTTGGAGGAAAAGATGAAAGAAGTCAAGACCTAGTACAAGGTATTACAGCAGCAGGAGCATTTCTTGATGAAGTTGCACTAATGCCAGAAAGTTTTGTAAATCAAGTTATTGCAAGATGCTCAGTTGAAGGAAGTAAATATTGGTTTAATTGCAATCCAGAAGGACCAAATCATTGGTTTAAAGTAAATTGGATAGATAAATCTGATGAAAAGAATTTATTACATCTGCACTTTACTATGGATGATAATTTAAGTTTGTCACCTGAGGTAAAGGAAAGATATAAGAAAATGTTTGTAGGTGTTTTCTTTCAAAGATATATATTAGGATTATGGGTATTAGCAGAAGGTGTTATATATCCTAATTTTGATGAAAAGAAACACTGTATTCAAAAGAGTGATATTCCAAGTAAATTTGATTATTTCTATGTTACTTCAGACTATGGAATTACAAATCCACAGGTCTTTTTATTATGTGGAATAAAATACATAGATGGGAAACCTCATATATGGATTTTAAATGAATATTACAATGTTGGAGTAAAGAAGAATAGTCATGGGACAGAGGAAAAAATCACAAAAACTGATGAATTGTTTTTAAAAGATTATAAAAAATTTACAGAAGGAATTGATGTAAGAAAAATAATTATTGATCCAAGTGCAACATCGCTTATAAATTTATTTAAGCAAAATAAAATACCAGTTAAAGAGGCAGATAATGCTGTAATTGATGGAATTAACCTTGTTTTACAATGGCTAGATGAAGAAAGAATACATATTGTTAAGGAAAATTGTCCAAATCTAATTAAAGAATTCTATGAATATATTTGGGATACAAAGGCACAGGAAAGAGGAGAGGACAAGCCAGTAAAACAAAATGACCACGCAATGGATTCATTAAGATATATATTACAAACTCTATTTCCAAATAAGAGGAGAGGAGTTTATTTTACTAGATAGAGGAGAGTTAAAAATGTATATTACTGAATTAGATAGAGTTAAAACAATAATTGAAGAAGGTGCAAGAAATGGAATGTCACTTTCAAAATTCATAGATCAGCAGATAACTGAATTTAAAGATTCTGCAGAATATAAAGAAATGCAAGTTGGAAGCAGATATTTCAAAAATAATGGAGACATAAAAGATATGTCAAGGACTTATATCGATAAAGATGGTCTTGAAACTATTGCACCTCATGCTAAAAACTATCAACTAAAACATCCATTTATTTATAAAATGATTAATCAAAAAGCAGGATATCTATTAAGAAAAAAGCCAACAATCAAGCAAATTATAGAAAATGGTCAAGAAGAAGATAAGGATTATCAAGAAGAATTAAATAAGATATTTAATAACAAAACACACAAAAAATTAAAAAATACATTAAAAGAAGCGGTAAAAAGAGGAATTGCATGGTGGCAAGTTTTTATAGATGAAACTGGAGATTTAAAAGCAAGATTGAGATATGCTTCGAGAATAGTTCCAATGTGGCAAGATGAAGAACATGAAATTTTAGATGCAATTATTATGTTTTATGATGTTATTGAATACATTAGTGAAAATGAAAAAAAGACCATTACAAAAGTAGAATATTGGGATTTAGATGGTGTTAGATATTATGTTTATGATGGTTCAAGTTTAATTGAAGATGTAGAAGTAGCTGAAAAAAACGAGAAATATTTTATAAAAAACGATAATGAAGGAACATCAATATTTGCACATTTTATGCTAAATGGTCAAAAAATGTTGTGGGATAAAATTCCATTTGTATATTTCAAATACAATGAAGATGAAATGCCTTTAATTCATTTATTAAAAAGTTTAATTGATTGTTATGATGAATTAAATTCACGAACTGCAGATAATATATATGAAGCACCCGATGGTGTAAATGTAGTTGAAAATTATCAAGATGATGCAGGAGTATTTCAAAAAAATTTAGCAACATACAATACTGTATTTCTTGAAGAAGGTGGAAAATATGAAAGAAAAGCAGTTGATTTAAATATAGATGCATTTAAAACATTTATAGAACAATTAAGAAAAGATATTTATGAAGGAGGCTCATGTGTTGATACACAAAGTGATAAATTTGGTACACAAGTATCTGGTGTTGCATTAAAACAATTATATGCAGATTTGGACTTAGATTGTAGCAACATTGAAACTGAGTTTCAAAGCAGTCTGGAATATTTTATGTTTTTCTATAATTATTGGGTGAATGCAGTAAATCATAAAAATTATTCTGACAAACAAGTAGAATTTGTGTTTAACAAAACAATGACAGTAAACGAACAAGAGCTAATTCAAAATTGTCAAAATTCAGTTGATATTATTAGTAAGAAAACTATACTTTCAAGACATCCATATGTTACTAATGTTGAGGATGAAATGAAACAAATAGAGACTGAAAAAAGGAAAGAGCAACAAGAACTAGATAACCAATATTTAAAGGTTATGCCACAAAATAAAACATCAAACCAAAATAATAAAGATAATGGTGGTAAATAATGTTAAGTGATAAAATAAATGAATCTGATATTGAATATTGGAAAAATAGAACCATTGAATTAAAAAAAGCAGAAGTACAAAATGAAATCCAATATGTTAAAGAATTGCAGGAACAATATGATAGAGCATTATTAACAGTACAAAAGCAAATAAATGACTGGCTATTAAAATTTGCTAAAAACAATGGAAACATTACATTGGAAGAAGCAAAAAAACTATTAAATAGTAAGGAACTCAAAGAATTAAAATGGGATGTAAATGACTATATCAAATATGGTCGTGAAAATGGAACTGATTTAATTTGGGAGAAACAGTTAATAAATGCAAGTTCAAAAGCACATATAGCAAGATTAGAAGCTCTTGAAATACAAATACAACAACAAATTGAAAAATTGTCAAATGAAGAACAGAAAAGCACAGAAGACTTTATTTTAAATCAATATCAAGATTCATATTATAGAACAGCATATGAAATACAAAAAGGTGTTGGAGTTGCTTTTAATATGTCTTCATTAAACCTTGATGTTATAAATACTTTAATAAACAAACCATGGACTACTGATAATTTAACATTTTCTGATAGAATATGGAAAAATAAAAAAGCATTAATAGATATTCTCCAAAAAGATTTAACAAGGTCAATAATTTTAGGAGAAGACAATACAAAAATTATAAAGAAAGTAGATGATGTATTTCGCATTGGTAAAAATAAAGCAGCAAGATTAGTTATGACTGAATCTGCTTTTTTTAGTGAAAATGCAAGAAAGGAATGCTTTGATGATTTAGATGTAAAAAAATATATTTTAGTTGCTACTTTGGATTCAAGAACATCTGAAATATGTCAGGAACTGGATGGAAAGATATGCAACGAGGATGAATTTAAAGTTGGAGAAACAGCTCCACCATTTCATCCATGGTGTAGAACAACAACAGCACCTTATGTAGAAAGATTATATAAAAAAGGTTTTAGAAGTGCAAGAGATCCAGAGACAGGTAAAACATATACAATTCCAAGTAATCTAACATATAAACAATGGAAAGAACAATATATTGACAACAATGAAGCTAAAAAGAAAGCCTATGATTTTACAAGGAAAAGTGCTCAAAACCATTCAAATGATTTTGACCAATGGCAAAGATATAGAAATGTATTAGGCGAAGAAGTTCCTAATTCACTTGATAAATTTCAAGAATTGAAGTATAATAATGTTAGTGGAAAATGGAAAGAATTAAAAGCAAATTATGGATTAAAGAAACACTATGATACTGCAATAGAAAATGGTGATTTAAATCCACTTGTAGATTTTAATTTATATAAAGATTATAATAAAAAATTAGATAGTGAATTAAATGGAATAGAATTAGCAAATGGATTAGAAGTTAAGTCACACTCGTTACATTTTATTGATAGAACATTTGGAAGTAGTGCATTTCCAGAAAAAGGTGAATTAAGAAGTGGGGTTAATATAGAAGATACAAAAGAAACTTTACTTACTTCAACTAACATTGTAAAATCAAAAAGAAACGATTCACTAAAAATATATGGCAAAAAATGTATTGTGTCAATTAATCCAAAAACAGGGAATTTGATACAAGTTAATCCACAATAATGGAGGTAGAATTATGATAAAAATAACCGATAAACAAAAAGAAATATTAAAAAAATACAAAATAGATTATAAAGATTTTGAAAATGTAAAAGACTTGTTAATTGAAATTGATGATGAAATGACAAGTCATGTTGATAAAAATGATGAGCCACTTGCAGAATTTAAAGAACTGGAAGTAGTGTATGATGAAATATACAATAACAATAAATAAAAGCATATAATAAATAAGTTATAAACAAATAGACACTTTTTACAGGTGTCTATTTTTTATATATAAAAATTGGTCAAGGGGTAGACCTAAAAATTGCCTCACGATATTTTAATAATGGAAGATGGAGAACTTCCTTAAAAAGCTTAATTATTAAAGTGTTGTAATGAAGGGAGTCATATGAAAACTGAGGATTTAAAAAAACAAGGATTGACAGATGAACAAATACAATTTGTTTTTGCAGAAAATGGAAAGGATATTTCAGCATTGCAAACTGAAAATGCAACATTAAAAGCAGAAAAAGCTACATTGGAAAATGAAAAGAAAGTCCTTGAAAAAGAAAAAACAGAAAAAGATAAAACAATCCAAGATTATCAAAAAAACTCAATTACCAAAGACGAATATAACAAACAGGTCAAAGAAATTGAAGATAATGCAAAACGTGAAAGAGAAGAATACATTTTTAATGGAATTCTTTCAAAAGCATTAGATGATAATAAAGTATTATCTGATGAAAAAACAAGAAAAGCATTTGAAACATTATTAGATAAAAGCACTTTAAAAATTTCTGATGACCAAAAAAGTATTATTGGTCTAAAAGAACAATTAGATACTTTAAAGAAAGATGTACCACATTTCTTCAGTTCTAAAGCTGAAGGAGCTAGTCCAGCAAATCCAGATAGTGATGGTGGAAAAGGCGATGATGGTAAAGAAGTAAGCGAAGCAATTAACTTCGCAAAAGAGGCTAATAAAGAAGAAAGCCAAGAAACAAAAAGTCAATTTTTTAATTAAATTATAGGAGGTAAGAATTATGTATGTAAGTAAAGAAGAAGTTGCAGAAAAAAACTTTCTAGCATCTAGTAAATTTCAAAATTTTACAGAGCAAATTAGTGATGAAGGAGTTACAGCAGATGAAAATGGTAAAAAAATAGTACAAGCTGGTACAGTATACAAGAAAGATGGAAAAGCTGTAGGATTAGTTTTTGCTAATGTTGATGTAACTCACGGACCACAACCAGGAGCAGTAATGGTTGAAGGTTATGTAATTGAATCAAGATTACCTGAAACTATTAGTGATACAGACAAAGCAACAATGACAGGTATTAAATTTAGATAATAGGCATTGCCTATTACTTTTTTGTGAAAAAATAAAAAAAGGAGTGTAATAATTATGGGTAAGAAAACAGTATTAGAGTTATTTAGTCAAAAAGAGATATTAAATTATTTAAAAGAAAGAAAATATCCAGCAATGATGGGAGAAGAACTATTCCCAGAAGTTAAAAAACAAAGTTTGGAGTTTGATATGCTAACAAATGAAAGCAGAACTCCAGTAATTGCTTCTGTTCATGGATTCGATACAGAATCTGAAATTGGACAAAGAGAAGCACAAAAGAAAACAATTGAACTTGCTTTGGTTAAAAGAAAGATGCAATTAAAAGAAAAAGAAATAATTGCATTAGAAAGTCCAAGAAATGATGCTGAAAGAGAATATTTAATGAAATCAGTATATAACGATATTGATAATTTAGTTGAATCAATAAGAGCAAGAGCAGAAAAAATGAGAATGGATGTAATTTCTAGTGGTAAGATTATACTTAATGAAAATGGATTGACAGCATCAATAGATTATGGTGTACCTGATGAACATAAAGCAACTATAAATTGGAGTGATAGTACAAAAGCAGATCCAATAGGAGACATTATGGCATGGGTAAATACAATGGATGAGAAACCAACAAGAGCAATAACTTCAAATTCAATTCTTGCTAAAATATTAGCAAATGATAATGTAAAAAGTGCTTTATTTGGAAAAACAAGTACAAGAATTGCAACTACAGGAGAATTAAACACATATTTGGAAAGTCTAGGATTACCAAAAATTTATACATATGATAGAAAATATAGAAAATTAGAAGCTAATGGAACATATACAAAATATAGATACTTCCCAGAAGGAAAATTTGTTATGTTACCAAGCGAAACTTTAGGCCAAACAATATATGGACCAACAGCAGAAGAAATTAGACTTCAAAGAGATCCATCTGTAGATACAAAATCTGTAGGAAAAATATTTGCTTGCATCTATGAAGAAGGAACAGATCCTGTTTCTACATGGGAAAAAGCCGTTGCTACTGTATTACCAGCATTCAACTGTGCTGATGATGTATTCCAAGCAGATGTAACAATAAAATAAGGGATTTTAAATAAATCCCTTATCAATTTTAATAAATGGAGGTATAAAAATGTATAAGGTAAAAGTAAAAGGAATAGCTGTAAAACTTAATGGTGTATGGCATTTTAAAGATGATACAGAAATAGTCGATGAAAAAACATATACTGAATATAAAGACTATTTAGATGTTATCGAAAAAACTGAAACAGATATTTCAAAAGAAAATGAAACTCCTAGTGAGGAAATGTCAGATAATACTCCAAACGAGAAAGAAACACCAGAAGAAGAAACAACAAATGATATTTCAAAAGAAGATGAAACTTCCGATGAAGAACTTGAGGCATTAAGGGATACAGCTAAAAAATTGGGAATAAAAAATGTTCACAATATGAAAAAAGAAACTTTAATTGCAAAAATTGAAGAAACTAAAAAAGGTACAAATGTCTTAGGTCAAATTGGAGATAATAGCCAAAATCCAGATGGAGAGTAGGTGTTTATAATGAATGAAGAAAGTTATAACGAATTAATACACAAATGTTTATTTGATTTAAAAGAGGTGCTATCAAGATTACAGGTAGAGTTGAAAATTAGTAAAATTGAAGACTCTGATAAGAAAGATAGTGCATTAAATCAATTAAAATATACATTTAAGGATGTAATAATTATTATTTTAGACTATATTCATCAAAATAAAGTACCAGATGGATTATATACTACATTTATTAAAATGGTAAAGGATTATTGGTATCTAAACAAATATGATGAAATGTTTGTTTTAACAGATGAAGAAGTTGAAGAAAAAAATAATAAATTCAAGATAAAAAGCCTTCAAGAAGGAGATACTACAACGACATTTACTGATACATCTTCACAAATAGAAATAAATGGTGTTACTTACAACACTGGAAGTGTTAATTTTAGCGAGGACATTTTAGTAAATAAATATAAAAGTGATTTAAATAGACACCGTAGATTGAGGAGGTAGAAAAATTGAATAATTATCAATTAGCAATGAAAAAAGCACTTGAAAAAACATACGATTCAACCTGTGATGTAAAAATATTAAAACCAAATAAAATAAATGGTATTACTAAAATGGAAGAAAGCACTATTTTATCTAATATACCTTGCAAAGTATCATTCTCAAATATATCTAAAAATGATGAGACTGACAAAGAATCAAAGACTTCTCAAATTATTAAATTATTTCTTTCTCCAGAATATAAAATAGAGCCAGGAAGTAAATTAGTAATTAGTAAAAATAATATTTCAACGATATATAAAAATAGTGGAGTTCCTGCAATTTATGATACACATCAAGAGATAATGCTTGAAGTGTGGAAAGACTGGGCATAATATGGCAAGTGGATTTGATTTCAGTGAACTTAAAAAATTTAGAGATAAATTAGAAAAAGTATCTGAACAAAGTCAATTAGATAAATTTTATAAAGATTTATCAAAAGAAATTGCAAGGGATTTACTAGCATTAGTTATTCCACAAACACCAGTAGGGCAGTCTATATCAGAAGTTGATAATAATGGAAAACCATATGTAGTATACAATGGAGGGACATTAAGAAGAGGTTGGACAGCAAGAACAGAGCAAGAGGCAACAAGTGGAACAGGAGATGGAAAAGAACCAGAGGCATATGCAAAAACACTTGATGTAAAAAAAGATGGTAA